AACAGTCTGGTGCCTGAGCTGCGCCGGCTCGGTCTGAACATCATTGAGGTCGGTGCCCGCCAGGTTGTGGCCGGGTGCGGCAACTTCTACGACCTTGCCACCACCGATCGGCTGCGCCACATCGATCAGGTGCCGTTGAACGCTGCGATCGCTGGCGCAAAGAAACGCAATCTCGGCGACGCTTGGGCGTGGCATCGACGCGACACCAGCGTTGACGTGTCCCCTCTTGTGGCCGCCACCCTCGCTTTGCACGCTCACATTGCCCCGGAGCTGCAGTCGCGTGGTGCCCCGCAGATCATCGACCCGTGGAGTTTCGATGCGTGAACAGTTCACGACCGCCGTCGAGCTCGTCGGTGCGGTGTTGATCGTCGCCGGTGTGGCCCTTCTCAGTGTCCCGGCCGCTCTTGTGGCTGGCGGTGTTCTGGCGATCGCTGGTTCGTGGCTGGTGTCACGATGAGCCTGTTCGCCAAGCGTGCCATCGTTCCCGATCCGATTCGCACGTCGGTGTGGATGCCAGCGACGAACTGGTCGGGTGAGCAGGTCACCGAGGAAACCGCCCTTGAGGTGACGGCGCTGATGGCGTGCATCTCGCTGATCGCCGATTCGGTGGCGTCGCTGCCGATCCGGGCGATCCGTCACATCGGCGACCGCACCGAACCGATCCGTCTGCCGGAATGGTTGAACGGCGGTGAGCAGCACACCATGTACGAACTGATCCACATGATCGTCACGTCGTTGGCGTTGCACGGCAACGCTTACCTGTACGTCGATCGGGAACTGGCTACGACCGCTCCGGTGTCGTTGACTCCGCTGCATCCGACGAACGTGCAGGTCACGATCGTGAACCGGAAGCGGTACTACACCGTCAATGGTGTGACGATTTCGACCGACAACATGATGCACATCCGCTGGTGGACGCCGCCGCAGTCAACGGTCGGTCTGTCGCCGATCGAGATGCAACGCAACACGATCGGTCTGGCATTGGCTCAGGCCCGGTTCATCAACCAGTGGTACTCCGAGGGTGCGACGCCGTCGTCGGTCCTCGAGGTCGACGGTGACATGACGGCCGAGCAGGCCAAGGTGCTGCAGTCGACGTGGGAGACGTCACACAGGCGCCGTCGCCGCCCAGCAGTGTTGACGAACGGCATGAAGTGGAAGCCGATCACCGCCTCGGCCCAGGACATGGAGCTAGCCGAGTCTCGGGAGCAGACCATCAACGACATCGCCCGCATCTTCCGTGTGCCGAACTACATGATCGGTGCCCGTGGCGATTCGCAGACCTACCAGAACAACGAGTCGGCCGGCATGCACTTCGTGACGTACACGTTGTTGCCGTGGCTGGTGCGCATCGAGCGGGCGCTGTCGAAGCTCATGGCGGCGCCTCGTGAGTTGAAGTTCGACACGTCGGCGTTCCTGCGGGCCGATACGATAAACCGGTACAAGGCCCATCAGATGGGGATCATGTCGGGGTTCATCACTCCGAATGAGGCCCGATCGACCGAGAACCTTGAGCCGTATGACGGCGGCGACGAGTTCGTGATGGCGCTGCCTGGCACACCGATGGCCGGTCCGGGCGACAACCCGCCGCCGGCTGGTGTCGATGCGGTGCCGCCGCTCTGATGCCGGTCCCACCGCAGGGCGCCCAGGACGAAGCCGAGCGTGGGTTGGCTTGGCGTCGAGAGTTCGGCCGTGGCGGCACTCCGGTCGGGATCGCCCGTGCCCGTGACATCTCCAATGGCGTCGACCTGCCGATGGACACGGTCCGACGCATGAACTCGTACTTCGCACGTCACGAGGTCGACAAGCAGGGCGAAGGGTTCCGGCCCGGAGAGCCTGGCTATCCGTCCAACGGTCGGATCGCTTGGGCTTTGTGGGGCGGCGACCCCGGACAGACATGGGCTGCCCGCCTGGTCGCCCAAGACGATGCGAGGACACGCATGGACGAGCCGATCGAGACCACCGGCGAGGCGCAGGGGCCTGCCACCGAGCACATGGGAGAACCCATGACCGAACAGTCCCCTGTCCGCTACGTCGTGCTCGAGGCTGAGCAGCGCAAGATCGGCGGCCGTGACGTGGAGTTCCGCACCGTCGAGGTCGGCGGTCTGGACCTGCGAGTCGTTGACGATGCCGAGCAGCCGATGCGGTTCGCCGGTTATGCGGCAGTGTTCAACTCGCCGTCAGAGCCGCTGCCGTTTATTGAGACAATTGCCCCTGGTGCGTTCCGTCGCAGCCTCAAGTCCGGTAGCGAGAAGCGCATGTTCCTCAACCACAACACCGACCAGGTGCTCGGGTCCACCAAGGCCGGCACACTGTCGCTGTCGGAGGACGAGCGTGGCCTGTGGGTCGAAGCCGACCTGCCGGAAACCACCTACGGTCGAGACCTGTCGGTGCTGATGCAACGCGGCGACGTTCACTCGATGTCGTTCGGGTTCTCGGTCCCGAAGGGCGGCGACGCCTGGTCCGACGACGGCACCTCCCGTGAGCTGCGTGAGGTCATCCTGCATGAAGTTTCGGTCGTGACTGGCTTCCCCGCCTATCCGGCCACCGAAGGCGCGCAGGTGCGTGCCATCGACGAGATCGACGCCGACGAGCCTGCCGAACGGGGACTTCCCGTCGCGCTCGCCCGGCGCATCTTCGAGCTCAACGCCAAGCGCTGAGTCCGATTCGCAGCCCGGAGTCGCGACCCGGAGCACCCCCCGTGTGCCACCACTCGCCGACCACCACCTGCACCCCCCATCCCATCAACTCTTAGGAGACTGAAATGAGCGATGAGCTCATCAACAGGCTCACCGAGCAGCGCGCCCGTGCGTGGGAGCAGGCCAAGAGCCTCCTCGACGCCGCCGCCGCCGAGAGCCGTGACCTGACCGGTGAGGAGACCGAGCAGTTCGAGCGTCTGAACGACGTCATCGACACCTGCGACGGTCGCCGCAAGCTGGTCCTCGACGCCGAGGCCCGCGAGCGGGCCATCGACGAGTCCCGCGCCGCCCTCGGTGTGCCGGCCGACTTCACCGCCCGGACCGCTCCGGTGGCCGAGAAGTCCGACGCCGACATCATCCGTGAGATCGCCCTCGGCGAGCGTCGCAGCCACTCGTTCGAGCAGCGTGACGTGTTGAAGTCGTCGACCGGCGCCCCGGTGCCGACGTCGTTCTACGACCGTCTCGTGGAGCACCTGGTCATCCAGGGTCCGATGCTCGACGGCAACCTGGTCACCATCCTGACCACCAACTCCGGCGAGAACCTGCAGATCCCCCGCACCTCGACCTACACCGCCCCGGCGGTCACGTCCGAGGGCACGGCGATCGCCGAGTCCGACCCGACCTTCGCAGCGTTCATCACGCTCGGCGCGTTCAAGTACGCGGCGACGTTCCAGCTGTCCCGTGAGGTCGTCGAGGATTCCGGCGTCAACCTGCTGGACTTCGTGGCCCGTCAGTCGGCCGTCGGCATGGGCACGGCGGTCAACGCCGGACTCACCGTCGGCACCGGCACCGTGCAGCCCACCGGCATCGTCGGGGCTTCGACCCTCGGTGTCACCGGCGGCACCGGCGTCGCTGGCGTCCCCACCGGCGACAACCTCATCGACCTGGTCTACTCCGTGGCGTCGCCGTACCGGCGTCGTGGGGCGGCCTTCCAGATGCGGTCGTCGACCCTCGCAGCGGTCCGCAAGCTCAAGACCACCGACGACCAGTACCTGTGGGCCCCCGGCCTGCAGCCTGGTCAGCCCGACACTCTGCTCGGGTACCCGGTGTTCGAGAACCCGGACATCGTGGCCACCGCCACCGGTGCCAAGTCGATCATCTTCGGCGACATCTCGGCGTACTACGTCCGTCAGGTCCGAGGCATCGACTTCGCCCGTGACGACTCGGTCGGCTTCGTCAACGACCTCATCACCTTCCGGGTGACGTGGCGCGGTGACGGCAACCTGCCGGACTCGGCTGCGGTCAAGCACTTCATCGGCGGCGCGTCCTGATCGGACGCCTCCGGTGACACGGGCTTTGTCTGGTTGGTGGTCGCCCCTTGCCCGTGGGGGCGACCACCGGCCAACCAGACAACCAACGGGCACGGGCAAGGAGAAAACATGGGCAAGAAACGAGTCGGTCATGTTCGTCGTGATCCAAGGGGTCGAGGTCGACCTGCCGGACTACCTAGCCGAATGGATGCTCGAAGCCAGTCTGGCGACGGCCGTGCCGGCATCGTCTGGCACTCCAACTTCGCAGCGGCCGCCACCGGCTACGGCGTCCAAACCGCGCACGTCGTCCGGCAAATCAAAGCCTCCGGGCGACCGGTCACCCTCTCGAACAACTACGGCACCCAAGGGTTCATCACCTCGTGGGAAGGCGTCGAAGTCCTCCCCACCGGATACCACCCCTACTCGGCCGACGTCCTCACCGCTCACCACAAGTACGTCGAAGAAACCCAAGGCAGACGCTGCGCCCTCGTGACGCTGTTCGATTGCTGGGTTTACAAGAACGCCAAGGTCGACGACATCGACGTCATCGCGTCGTGGGTGCCAGTCGA